AAGCGTTGATTAATGGTCGGTTATCAAGCGATACACTTGGCACTTTGGACATGCGCAAGTATAGGTTAGGATAGATTCCATTGTTGGCTTCTACCCAATCGGCGAACCACTCCCACTTGAGCATACCGAGTCTTACATCAGACACGCTCATGTCTCGGGTGTATTCTACCGAAGCGTGGCATAATTCTAGAGCACCCATGATGCCCTCGCGCTTCATGTTGCCACGGAAGAAGCGCAATTCTAGAGTGTAGTCATTGTTAGTATTGACCGCGCTGTATCTCTCGGTGAAACCACTCCGGTGTATCTTGTCGGTCAAGTTGAAGCGTGGGATACCCCACTCATCAGGCTTATACACATCAGAGAACTGTGCGTACCGAGAGTTCTTGCGACCAGCGAGCTTCATCATCTCCTTAGGGTTCTTGTAAATCAAGGAGAGGAATCTGTGCGTATGTGCGCCTGACTTAAACGCACTCCGACTTACATGGACATGTAGCCCACATGTATCGGTGTCATAACTACGCGCTTGGTACTTATCGCGTAGCAATTCTATGTAATTCCATAACTCGGTGGCTTGCTCATAAGCACCGAGAGTATGTGGGTGCGTGACTAACTCGAAGCCCATGCCACCAATGCTAGAGTCAGACTTGAGATAGCATACACTATCCGCTTCTAACTGCTTGACTTGTGCCACGGCTTCATGGTAATGCTTGGTATCTATCGAGTTGAGTTCCATTTCCAACTCGAAGCCCATGAATAACTTGGTAGGCGTGCTACCATGAAATACAGGGTTAGGCTTGTACGAGTACGAGTGTACAGTACCTACCGAATCATCGTCACCCTCATCGCCACAATTACCGCAGATGCTATCATCAGGGCGATACTCGTCACAGTTATCGCAATAGGTAGCGTTGCGCTCGGTACAGCCATTACACCATGATTCTTCCCACCCACTACCATAGATGGTATTAGAACCCGTATGGTTAGCATTGTAGGAATAGTCACACCTATCACATGTCCAAGAGTACTCACTATAACATGAATAGCACCATGTATCATCATCTACATTGTACCAATCGTAGCCGTCCGTACCGACACCCTCACAATAACCGCACGAGCGAATACAATCGGAGCATACGCTCTCATCGTTCATCGTGGTTGATAGGTCATCTTCGGGCATCTCCTCATTACAGGCGATACATGTACCCATGTCCACTACATCTTCTTCATCTTCCATACTCTCACCCCCTTAGGTGTTCGTTAGTAGCCGTACTCTATCACACTTTCGCGTGCTTGTCAAATCTGTCTTGTGCTTGCTCAATCATCATGTTGCTAATCTTATCTCGCAATTCGTCCACATACTTCTGAAGCCCTGTGAACCCTTGCTTGCGTAGCCTGTCGCTCTCGTTGCGTAGGCTAGTGCGTAAGTATTCCATTTCGCTAGGCGTAAGCACTAGCATGAAAGAATCGTCACTCACTTTCCTCTCCTAACTCTCACTATCTTGCGAGCAAGTATAGCACCAATTAGTACTATTGTCAAGCCCCACGATAGGTTGATGTAGAGTGGCGCGGTATTTAGGGTCATGCCCCAACTCGTCACGCTAAACTCAACTATCCTATCCATACTATCACACTCCTCTAAGTGTGTCAAGCGTGCGGATACTTTCCGCGTGTCGCGCTAAGGTCTTGAACCCTCGCCACCCTCGCGTGGTGCGCGACTACCTACTATCTACCTTGAAGCCCTACTAATCGGGTCTGCCGACTCGCTGGCTTCCAATCTTCTCGTGCTAGGCGTACCCTCGTGCCGAACACTTCTCGCTTCTCTTGCCTATCTAGAGCGCGGTTGAGTCGCTCATAGTGGGCAAGTATCTCCTCGATACTGCGTGCCATGTATCCTCACTTCTCGTGTATGTTGAATCCTTGCTTCATTGGCTCGCGGTTGCGTGCCAGTTGCTCAAGTATAGCGCGTTCTTGTGCTTCTGTCAAGTCGGGTGCTATGTAGCGCTCCCCTGCCATGATAGTCTTGCGAGTGCGCTTGGCTAGGCGTACCACTTGACCATGTACGAGGGGCGCGAGTGTTCGCGTATTGCCATGCTTGTCGGTGATAGTCACCGGAGAGCATGTAGCCCCTGTTAGGTTATAGTGTCGCTTACCCCATGCGCGACTAGCGCGTATCGTAGGTGGTGTCACTACTATGCTACCCGACCCCGCGTAGGGGTTCGGCATTACCTATCCTCTCTCTCGTGTTAGAGTCTCATCTCTAACTCTTGACCTAATCTTACACCTTGCTATCGTACTTGTCAAGTCGTGAGAGAGTCGGGCGTGTCGGACACTTGCCTAGTGCTACCCACGGGCGACCCGTTGCTTCTAAGTAGCGAGTCTATGCGAGCGATTCCTTGCTTGACTCTCTCACTATTTACTTGTACTGCCTAAGTATCTCATGACTTGTCTTACTTGTCAAGTCTGCCGATACTATCGGCGTGTCGTGTCGTACCTTGTGAGTACTTGATGACAAGAGAATCATCTCACGCTCAAGGGATAAAGTCAAGCCTAGTCTATGCGTGAATTTTGTGATGTCTATCACACAAGGATAAAAGGGATAAATCGGACATGCCTACATTATCCCATGACTTCCCCTAATTGTCAAGCCATAATCTAGTGATGTTGGTCATAGAACAGATGTTCTAATTACCTGAGAGATTCCTGAGAGATGGCGGGGGATAGGCTGGGGGATAGTCACCGACCTAGTATTTATTAGAACACTTGTTCTATGGCAGAAATCACATGTTTTAGGCTTGACAAGGTTCAAGCCATGTGCTATAATGGAGAGCCGATACTATCGGCATGTTCAGGAGATACTCAGGATACTCTCAGGAGATTCTCAGGAAGATTTTTTGCCGTAGGCATTGTTAAACTCGCGCCAATGCGCGGTTATATACTCACCCTAAAAATTTCTGTTATAAGCCCCCTATATGCCTCTGACCTGGGCTTTTGCCCAGTTATAAGTATAACCCTAAAAATATATTATGAAAACCTGTTCGGTTTTCCGATTTGAACAGGTTTTCTTATATGTAATAATAATTACATATAGAGCGAGCTTCGCTCTTCGGCTCGCTCGCTTATATATTATATATAATATTATATATATGGGGATAGTCTACCGTTATACGGGTAGCGTTATTAGTGTGATTTATAGGAGGACGAATGGGGAGAAAACCGGGCAAGGTCGACATCCCTATGGCTGAGGCTAAGGAGCGGGTTTTGACCCAGCTAGCCCAGGGCGCTACGATTACCCAGGCTATGTCCTCGGTTAACCGAAACGATGTAACCTTCAGACAATGGGCCCTAAAGGACCCTGAGTTCAAAGACAGGGCCGACAAGGCCCGCCTCGAAGGCAAGGGCGTCAAGGCTGATATGAAGAACCTCAAGGATATCTCCTTTGAGGAGTTCTCTGAGCAGTTCCTAGATACCAAGCTCTTTGACCATCATAAAAGCTGGATTGACTTGATAGAGGGCCGCGAGCCGCGGTGGATGCACCCGGCGATGGTTTATGAGCCAGGAGCAGCCAACCGCGTCCTGATTAATGTTCCACCTGAGCATGCTAAGTCCACAGTCATCACAATTAACTATGTGACCTACCGACTAGCCGTAGACCCGAATGTTAGAATTATCGTAGTATCGAAAACCCAGGGCATGGCCCGAAAGTTTCTCAGCGCTATCAAGACGCGCCTATCCCACCCTAACTGGATTAAACTCCAGACGGCCTTCGGTCCGAATGGTGGATATAAGGCCGACAGCCAAACCTGGAGCGCTGATATGATTTATCTAGGTACAGGTAGAGACTCCGGAGAAAAGGACCCTACCGTTCAAGCCCTCGGCTTCGGCTCACAGATTTACGGAGCTCGTGCCGACTTGATTATCCTAGACGATGTCGTGATGAACTCCAACGCCCATGAATGGGAGAAGCAAATTGAATGGCTTCAAAAAGAAGTCATCACGCGTTTGGGTCGACACGGGAAACTACTTATCGTAGGAACCCGTGTTGCACCCGTCGACTTATATAAGATGATACGGGACGGACAACAATGGACGGGTGGCAAGTCGCCATTTACATACTTTGCCCAGCCCGCCGTCTTGGAGTTTGATGAGAAACCAAAGAATTGGAAAACGCTTTGGCCGTGGACGGACCGGCCTGAAGGTGAAAATGATGAGGCTAATGCCGAAGGACTCTACCCCAAGTGGGATGGCCCTGCGCTTTTTACTAGGCGTAGTGAAGTGGCACCTTCCGTATGGGCGATGGTCTACCAACAAGAAGATGTCGTCGAAGACGCTATATTCTCGCCAGCAACAGTTGCAGGATGTGTTAACGGTATGCGAAAGCGCGGACCGCTTAAACCGGGAGCACCTGGGCACCCCAAGTTCCTAGAGTCTTCATATACGGTTATTGGTCTAGACCCTGCGATGACGGGGAACACGGCAGCGGTGGTCTTGACCTATAACAGACATGATAGTATGATTTATGTTTTAGATGCAGTCAATATGACTGACCCTACCCCTGCCAAGATTAGAGACTTGATTGAGGACTGGGTGCAAAGGTACAAGCCACAGGAATTACGAATTGAAATTAACGCACACCAGAAAGCATACGCACTCGATGACGACTTGCGTAACTGGCTCTCGATGTATGGCTGCCAACTCAACTCTCACTTCACTGGTAAGAATAAGTGGGATACTAGCTTCGGTGTGGCTTCTATGGCAAGTCTTTTTGGTACTCTTAGAGATGGAAGATTCCAAGACAACAACCAAATAGAGCTACCAAGTAACGAAGGTAGCGAAGGCTTGAAGGCTTTGGTACAACAGCTCATTACTTGGAAACCTGAAACCAGGAACCCGAGTGACTGCGTGATGGCACTATGGTTTGCTATTATCAGAGTACGAGAACTAATGCAACAAAACAGTCAGTCAGCAAAGTGGATGACTAACCGATGGGCTACAAGAGCTCAAAAGGAAAGACGCTTTGCTATTAACTTAGATGAGGCTATTGCTGAGCAATGGTCAGAGACATACGGATAGGATATAAATGCTTTCAATCGAACAGATTGCTGCACGCGTAGATTCGCTGCGCTTTCGTCATTCCGATAGGGATGCACGAAATCAGGATGTCCTTGCTGTCCGTAAGGGTCAGATTGCTTCCGTATATCCAGACTTCTTTCCAGATGGTGTAGATGCTAATGTCGTTGCGAATTTTATTGATGTTGTTGCTAGAGACTTATCAGAAGTTATGGCGCCTCTCCCGGCAGTCAACTGCTCAGCGGCAAATCAAACGAGCGACCGTGCTCGAGCTTTTGCTGATAAGCGTACTCGCATCGCTAGTAATTATTTCGCTCACAGCGACTTATCTGTACAGATGTATTCGGGTGCTGACTGGTACATCACATACGGCTTCTTGCCGTTCGTCATCGAATTAGACGAGGAAGCTGGACTACCTCGCATCCGTCTTGAAAACCCAATTGGTTCCTATCCAGAGTTTGATAGATATGGACGCTGCATAGCTTTTGCTAAGCGCTACCAGATGACAATCGGAGAATTGGTTGCACAGTTCCCTGAGTATGAGCGTGAGTTACTTGGTGGCTTTGGCTATAAGCAAGACTTGAATGCTCTTGTTGAAATGGTTCGCTATTATGATAAGGACCAGTCTGTAGTATATCTACCAGATAAAGCTAATCTAGTTTTGTCTTCCGCTAAGAATCCTCTTGGCAAGATGATGATTATTGTAGCACGCAAGCCGTCTATTGATGGTGAGATGCGTGGACAGTTTGATGATATTCTTGGTATTCAATTGCTTCGCAACCGCTTTGCGTTGCTTGCTATGGAAGCTGCAGAGAAATCTGTACAAGCTCCTATCGTACTTCCACAAGATGTACAAGAGCTACAGCTTGGTGGCGATGCAGTTATCCGTACCTCAAACCCAGCTGGCGTCCGTCGCGTAGAACTAACTCTACCACAGGGCGCATTCACTGAGCAAACTCTTCTTGGTCAAGAATTGCGTGTCGGTGCTCGTTATCCTGAAAGTCGTACCGGCAATGTCAATGCATCTATTGTCACGGGTCAGGGCGTTCAGGCTCTCATGGGCGCGTTCGACACCCAGGTCAAATCTGCACAGGCTGTCTTTGCCAGCGCCCTCCGTGATGTTATCTCGCTTTGCTTTGAAGTTGATGAGAGAATCTTTCCAATGGAAAAGACAATCCGTGGCGTAGATTCAGGTGCACCGTATGAAATTACATACAGCCCACGCAAGGACATCAAGGGCGATTTCAGCGCTGATGTTCGTTATGGTATGCTCGCTGGTTTAAACCCAGCACAAGGTTTGATATTTATGCTGCAAGCACTTGGTGGTAAACTTATCTCCAAGGATATGGCAATGCGTGAACTTCCATTTACAGTCAATGTCAGCCAAGAGGTTGAGAAGATTGAGATTGAAGAAATGCGTGCCGCGCTTCTTACTTCACTACAAGCATACACTCAAGCAATCCCACAGATTGCAGCAACAGGTGGAGATGTAAGCGGTATTGTTTCTAAGATTGCACAGGTAATTAAAGCTCGCCAAAAAGGTAGAGCTATTGAGGATGCTGTGGAAGAAATCTTCCCTGCTCCTGAACAACAGGTTCCTCCTGCTGGGGCCGCCCCTATGGTTGAGCAACCGTCCCCTGCTCCCGCAGCAGCTCCGGCAGGAGGCGCTCTTCCAATGGAAGCTGGCGGACCACCAGATATTATGAGTTTACTTTCTAGCTTAACAGGAGCTGGAGAGGCTAACGCAAGCGTAAGAACTATCAGACGCAGATAAAGTAGGAGGGGACGATGACGACAATCATTGGTGTCGAATATGATGACAAATCTGTCATCGTTGCAGATAGCCGTATAACTGATGATGGTGGTAAAGTTTACTCCCATCCAGTTATGAAAAAGATTGCTCAACGCGGTGCGTTGCTAATTGCAGGAGCAGGAGAAGTAGCTCCTTGTGATATCGCACAGAATATTTGGACTCCTCCAGTATTCTCAGCTAAAGATAAAAAAGATGCTTATCGCTATATGATTGTTAAGGCTATGCCTTCACTGCGCAAATGCCTAATTGAAAATGGCTATAACTTTGATGAACCTCACGACAAAGATAAAGATGGATTAAGATTCCAGTTTCTCATCGCAGTTGGTGGCGAGCTCTTTGATGTCGACCAAGATTTGGCGGTGATGAAGAGTGAAGCAGGATTCTACGCCATCGGCAGTGGAGGTGCTTACGCCCTTGGTGCTCTTTATGCAGGTGCTGATGCCATCGCAGCAATGGAAGTTGCCGCAAGAGTCAGCGCCTACACAGCAGCTCCCTACCAAGTAGAGGAGCAAGCTAAGTGAGCAAGTTTACTGAAGCTGTAGATAAAGCTATGAGAGTGCTAGCTGAAGAGCTAGATGATTCTGATAGTCAGATATGTACAGGCTGGGTACTTGTTAGTGAGTGGAGCGACTTCGAAGGTACAAGATACCTTATGACAGATGTAAGTGAAAATATGAACCCATGGTTAGCTAAAGGTATGCTAGCATGCGCAGAAGAATATTCTTATAATCCAGAGGAGGATAAGCGTGGCAGTTGAGAATCGCGGAGGTCCGCGCCCAGGCCCACAGAACAATCCTATGAACATTGATGTCTCTGGAGCAAGAGGACAAAACCCTAAGTCGCCACGCCTTGAGTATCGTGGTATGGGTTATGGCACAACGGGACAAACTAATGCACAAGCACAGGCAGCCCCTGGTGTAGCAAGAACTGCTGCACAAGCAACTACCCCAGCTCCTCGCGCTAGAAACATATCAACAGGTTTGCGTGGCCCTGCAGTAACTCCAATTACAGCAGAGACACAATTCCCAGATGAAACAATCTTCTCTGGTTCAACACTTCCTGGCGGAATGGATATGGCCGACTTGAATCTTCCTGTGGGACCAGTTGGTGACCCAGACTTAGATACAGTTGTAGCTTATTACCCGCTTATGCGTTACTGGGCAAGTCAGCCTGATACGCCTGAAGCAACCAAAGAATATGTTCGCTACCTGGGGACGATAATTCCACGATGAGTTCAACACAATGGGATAAGATGGGAAGTATCTATAATGATACTTACCCACAGTACATACCTAATGCGATAAACAACCGCATTCCATTCATGCTCGCTAAGGACTCTGCAGCTAACGCTCCAGCTAACCCTGGCGACTGGAATGACAGCGTTGAAGACTTGCGCGTTAAGGGTATTGATATTCTTGGCACCATTATGACTCCAGTTTCCTGGGCATTTGGTAAACTAGACGAAGCAACTGAAGGTGGAGCAAGTAAACTTCTCTCTGCTGGCTACAAGAATGTCCGCTCTAACTACGCATTTACTCGTGATGTAGCAAACAAGAACGCTACACTTGGTATTCTTTCAGGATTATTTACAGCAACTGGTGCCGTTCTTGGCGGAATCGCAGGCTTTGCAGTAGGCGGACCTATTGGTGCTGCCGCTGGAGCTTCTATCGGCGGTGCAATCTACGGTTCATTACAGCGTGAAGCTGCAGAAACTGACTATGTAAAGCGCACTGCCAACTTTTTATACCGCTCGGCTAAGTTTGCTGAGTCGGATGCTGGTCAAGAGAGCTACAACTTCGGTAGAGATGTGACTAGATTCACATCAAGAGTCACCGGATTCAAGACTTTAGGTGACACAAGCCAGGGAATTGGTGCTATTACCTCTGGACTTTTGAACTTTGGCTTTGAAGTTGCTACCGCTCCAGACATTGGACTAGCAAAAGGTGTCGGTGCTGTAGGCAGAAGAGCTCTAGTTGCTCCTATTGATGAGGCTGCACCAGGACTTGTAAGTGGACGGCTTACTGCTAAGGCTGCACAAGAAGCAGCAGTTCGCCTAAAGGACGATATTGAGCTAATTAAGCGTACCGCAGCAGGCGAAACGACCAAGTATACACCAGTTTTTGAGTTCTATCGTAGCAATACTCCAGCAGTCGTAGCTCAGCGTGCCGAGTTCCGTGGTGATATTCCACAAATCGCAGCACACTTAGTAGCTGGCGCTGATGATGCTACAATCGGATTGATTCTTCGCGTAGGTAGATACGATGTTGATGCAATCAAAGAGCTAGATACTTTAAGTGCTTCTAAACTTGCAGAGTATACCCGCGTAAGTGATGCTATTCAAGTAGCTGAGTCTGGTGGTATCTCGTATGTATCCTACAAGGGACAATTAATTACAGCTAATCAGTTAGCTCCATCAGGATTAAACTATCTTAAGAAAGAGCTAGACTCCTTAAACAAGGAAGTCAGTTGGTTCCGTGACGCAGAGATTGTTCAAGGTGCCCTAACTGAGCGCACTGCCTCTAAGTGGACTTGGGTTGAGCGTCTTCGTAATGACCTAGCTAAAGAGCGTGCATCTCGTAGACTAGAACTATCTAAAGCTGGATTGTTCAAGGGCAATGTCGGTGCATTTGACTGGATGAATAACCGCACCATGGATAACCTAGGCCGAGAGACTACATTCGGTGGAGTTATCCAAAGCGTATACCAAAGAAGTCCATTTTCAGTATTTGTTCGCGTATTTGATAGAGCAACAGATGATGCCCCTAAGGGAACCATCAACTTTGCTGATACTATTCTAGCTTCTGACAGACTTCGTGCTAATGTCCGTGGTTCTGTACGATATGGTGGACTAACCCCTGATGACGGTATGAAGATATACAATGACTTCCTAACCGCCCCAGATGAAATTACTAAGTTCAATATTGTTCAGACTTATACGGCAAAACTAGCCGAGAACCTAGGAAACAAGTACGGTGTCTCAGGTTTGATTGTTAATGAAGTACTTAAGAAGTACGATGAACAACATAGAACTCTACTAGATAATGCTCGCACAGCTCAGATTGAGCAGCGTGGATATATGATTGCCCCTAACGGTGATGTAATCAAGGACCCACAGCTTATCAGCCAGCTAGCTAACGGCGCATATCTACCTGACCCAAAACTATGGGATGCTGCATTCAAGGCATACTCTAAGAAGTATGGCCGTGAGGCTTCTCTTCCTGTAAATATGGCTATTGCTGGTAAGTTCATAGCAGATGAGTTCCTATCACTATGGCGAGGATTTACCTTGCTTCGTGCCGGATTTCCTATGAATGTTATCCGCGACTCAGCAGTTCGTATGCTTGGAGATGGTGCATTATTCCCAGCGCTTAAGATTTTAACTACCGATGCACTACACTCTATAACAAACACATCCAATACTGCCGCTAAAGTAAAGAGCGCACTTGGCCAGGTTGACCCTAAGAAGAATCTAGATAACATTCGTGTCGATATTGCAGCTAGAGATTCCTCAATTAGCGCACTAGAAAAAGTTTTAACAGATGCTGGCGTGGATGTAATGCAGCCATTGTCTAACATTCCGACTGCTTATCAGTCACATGTAAAGAATCTAAACGACTTAAAGGCTACAGTAGATGCCCTACGGGCACAAGAAGTAGCCATCGTATCCAAGACTACCCCAGTTAAAAGGGTGTCAAAGGATAGTATAATAGTAGAAGGATATGACTTCCCTGCTGCTAGCTCAGGCAGATTCGGCGATATCAGCATGCAGCAACTACGCATGCGTGACGATGTACGCCGTGCCTTATCCAGTATTCGTGAGGTAGAGACAAGCAACCTACGCCGTAGCCGTACTGGTAGCCGTGCAATTACCCCTCGTGACAATGAGCAACTACACCTAACCACCTGGATGAACATCCTAAGAGACCAGGTTGGCAATGATGCTGTAGCTCGAATGATGATTGAAGGCGCAACTAAGGCTGAAGTAGCAAGGTTCCTTCGCAATACAACCGAGGGACAAGAGTATATGTCCCGTATGGGCCTAAGGCCGACAGATACAAAGATAGTTTATTCTCGTGTTGCTGAAGTATTAAAGCTCGTAGCACCTACAAAGCAACTAGGTGAGATGGTTCTAAAGGGCGATGTATCAGTTGATTCCCTACGCAGACTATATCCAGATGTTAATCAGCGCCCAGTTATCTGGACTGATATCGTAGAAGATATGATGGGCCGTAGTGCACCATACCGCAAGGGTAAGGAACTACTCAACGATGCAGTTGGCTGGCTAGCTACAGCACCTACAACTAAGTTGATGTATGCCCCATACTTTGCATTCAAGTATCAGCATAAGTTACAGAAGATGGTTCGTCTAGCAAACATACAAGGCAAGAAGCTTACCCTAGATGATAAGCAGAAGTTCGAGCGTATTGCTCGTACCTATGCTATCAATGAGTATCGCAATAAGCTTAACTCATTCCATAGGGATATGAACTATAATGGCCTTATCAACTATGCTATTGCGTTCTTCCCAGCTATTGTTGAACAGTTCCGTGCATATGGTAGAATTACCCTAGAGCACCCAGACTTCCTACTCAAGGCAGCAGCTATCCAGTCGCTTCCTGAAAGAGTATTTGAAGTAGAGGAAGACCCATTCGGTACCCAATATGTAGAGGTAGATTTACCAATACTAGGACTTACTGGCCGCCTTCCAGTTGACTGGTTTAACCCATTTAACCCAACAGGTTCTACCCTAATCGGTGCAGGTCCACTATTATCTGCATCTTGGAACGAGTATGTAACCCGAGTTGGTGGAGAATCTGCCCTAGAAGAGAAGATTACTAACTGGATTCTTCCGTTTGGTGCAGCAGCTAACTCAACAAATGCTCTGCTTCCTAATACCATCCGCCGTACAGCTCAGGTTATTGCAGCTGGTATTGGCAAGGGTGGCGGTCCTTCACAGTTTAATAAAGATGTCAACATGTTTATGAAGCAGGCACTGGCCGACTTCACAGATGAGAATCATCGTAACCCAACCGCGCTAGAATTGCGCCAGATGGTTAGCGAATCTGAGAATCGTTCAGCTCTTCTTGCTACAGTTCGTGCCATATCAGCATTTACACTTCCTGCTCAGCCACGATATGTGACTGCGCTACAGCCATACGCCGATGAACTAGCTAAGATGCGTGATGCTGACCCAGTTAATGGCGAAGCAGACTTTATCGCAATGAACCCTGACTTATTCTTCCTTGCAGATAGCCTATCAAACTCACTTGCTGGACTACGCTCAGATGATACAGCGGTTAGCCTAGTAAAGCGTAATCCTGAAATGTTAAAGGATTTGGTAGCAATTGTCGGTGATGAGAATCTGCCGGTTCTTGGAGCCGTGTTCAATGATGACAACTATGCGTTCTCATCCAGAGCCCAAGCTTATCTAGAGTCCACAAAGATACCTTTCATCAATAAGAAGTTCAAGGAATATGGCGAACCACTAGAAGGAGCACGCTCCTCTGTAGTAGGTAAAGGCTGGCAGGACTGGAACAGATTCATTGAGACAGTCAAGCAACAGGTGGCAACTGACCCAAATCAGCCATATAACCCTAACCGTGGCTTTGGGGCTACAGTTGTAGACTATTACAAGCAGCAATACCTAGAGCAACAGAAGATTGAAAACCCACTATGGTACGATGAGTACTCAGGTGGCTATACTGGTGCTGGACAGGCTCGTAGCAATAAGCTTGTAGATGCCTTGACATATGCTATCAATGATGACAAGATGTGGAAAGATTTGTCACAGAACCCACGCTGGTTTGCTGTGGCTAAGTACCTAAACTTCCGCTACGATGTATATGATGAACTAAACCAACTAGGAACTACTATTGATTCACAGAGAGCCACATATCTCCGTGAAGAAGTTGAGCAGTTCGTAGATAATCTAAAGCGTCAGAGTCCTGACTTTGGATTGTTCTACGAGAGATACTTTAGAAACGATAGATTCGAACATGTTTATGGAGGGCAGTAGTGGCTAAGCAAAAGACTTATAAGCAATGGGTTGAGTTCCACTACAAGAAACTCAAGAAGCAAATGCCAGATGCTAGTGAGAATGTTTTAAGAATGATGGCTGGCGACGCTGCTTCTAAGTCAATTAGATTACAGGGTGGCGCACCTGCTGGTTCAGTAGCAGAATCTGCAGTACCTGCTGGATTTACTCAGGATACTCCCAGGGTTGGACCAGGTGCTTCACCAATGCCTATCCCAACTTCTCCTATTGCTAAGCGTCCAACTGCCCTGCCTACACCTGCAGCAACTCCGAGTGTAACTCAAACTCCACCTCCTGGTGGCATGAGTTATAATGATAGAATTGTACAGCGAATCAAGGCTAGCGGAACAGCTTCAGTTGGCCCATACACTATATCCTATGGACCTTCATCCGGCTTAGATATGCCGACATTCCTAAGAGGACTAAGCACTGCTGACTATACCACATTACAAGCTCAGCTCAAAAGACTTGGATATAATACTAAGAACAAAGAAGAAATCAATCAGATACTGATGCAAGGTGCTGGCGGAGAAGAAGCACAACTTCCGCAGCGCCGTATGCAGCAAGTTGACAGAGGAACCTTAAGAGACATTGCCAATACTGTAGCTAAAGAAGTATTGATGATGGAAGAATTGCCCAAAGACTTCCTTGATAAAGTTGTAAGTCAATGGGAAAAGAAGGCTGAGCGTGGCACAGTCACGACAGTCAAGAAGGTGCGCAATCCTAAGACTGGCAAGATGGAAGAAGTTGTCAGCACTAAGGGTGGCTTTATGCAAGATTTAGAAGAGCAACGCTTGGCCGAAAGACTTAAAGCTGAGATGCCACAGCAGGTAGAACTTGCTGAGGGTATAGGATTTGCTGATGAACTTAAGAAGCTATTAGCGGGAGGCATGTAATGGCAGAGCCACAAGTTGGATTAACCGCTGATAGTGCCGAAATGGCAGACTTGATTGCTATTGTATTAGCACTTAAGGGAATTGACGACAATCTGCAAAAGGCTTATGATGCCTATATCGCTAAGAATAGAGCTCAGTTTATTGCCTTCGTCAAGGCTAGTAAGTTCTATCAAAACTACAACTCCACAGCTCGCACCCGTGCTATTGCCGAAAAGGAACAACCCGGCGTATGGCAACAGGAAAAAGACAAGTATGTAGAAGAACAAAAGCAGCGCATTATCACAGCTCTTGGAGCTAGCGCATGGAATGCTACAGTTCAAAAGCAGGTAGAAGATGCCTACTCTCTAGGTTTCAGTAACTCTGCCAGAGATAACAATATCCTTGATAAGCTAGTTGCTAGCGCTATTGACTTCAAGAAGCAAGGCGGAGCTGGTGTTACCAGCATCAATGACTTGAAGCAGTTTGCCGATTCATTTGGTGTATCAGGTTTATTTGGAAATAAATACTGGGAAGAGCAAAGTTCAAGACTTTTCCTCGGCGAGACTACCGCCTCTGACATTCAAGAAGATATTAAGAAGCAGGCAATTAATGCTTACCCTGCGTTTGCGGCAGGATTTCAAACAGGTAAATCCCTTGAGCTTCAAGCTGGCTGGATTAAATCAGTCGTAGCTAAGAACCTTGGTATTGACCCAAATAGTCTTTCATGGAACGCCCCCGAGGTTGCACCATGGCTAGGATACCGCGATGCTAAGAGCGGTCAATACGTTGTTCCTTCAATTGAAGAAGTTCAGACAGGAACTAGGGCAAAGTACTTTGATGCTTTTGCTAATACTCCTGAAGGCACATCATACTTAGATGGACTTACAGTTAAAGCACTACAAGATATGGGGCTTATGTAATGGCACTAACACCAGAGCAACGCCAGGCGCGAATGGATGAATTAAAGCGTGAGCGTGAACAACGCGCTGCTGAACAAGCTGCTGCTCGTGCTGCCTCTGACCCAATGAAAAATCCAACCATCCGCCCCGCTGCAGTACAAGATGACCCAGATATGGTTAAATATTATGGATGGATTGGCGGAGTAACTAGCGGTCGATGGAAACTATATGAAACCCCAGTTGACTCACCTCAGGCAACATCTGCTGAGGCCCGCTCGGAAGGTGGAAGAACTCAAGCTACATTTTCTAGTGCAGTAGGGGCAAATACCGTAGTTGGTCCAGCTACAACTGTTACTGTTACCACAACTCCTACGGTTACCACGACGCCAACAGTTACCACGACGCCTACCGTCACAACAACTCCTACTGTTACGACAACTCCAACCGTTACTACCACTCCTACAGTGACCAGCACAACCACGGTTACTGCAACTCCGGTAGTGACCAGTCCAGATGGAATGACTGCTACACAAAGAGATACATACTCTTTAGTTGTTGAAAGATTAAATCGTTATGGACTCGGAGCGCTTGCTCCACTTATTAAGAAGCTTGCTATTCAAGGTGCAACTGAAGCTACAATTATGCTAGCTATGCAGGAAGACCCAATTTATCAAGAGCGCTTCAAGGCTAATCAGGCTCGTATTAGTAGAGGCTTGACAGCGTTAACTCCATCTGAGTATCTAAATCTTGAGGATAATTATCGCCAAGTGCTTCGTGCCTATGGCTTAACTCAGTTCGACAATGATGCTTATGTCTCACAGTTCTTAGCTAACGATGTATCAGTAGCTGAGCTATCTAACCGAGTAGTGGCGGCAGTTCAGCGAGTACGCAATGCTGACCCAGCTATCTCAAGCATGCTTCGTACATACTACGGCATTGGACAAAATGATTTGGTAGCTTATGTGCTTGACCCGAATCAGCAGTTCCAGAAGATTGAGCGTCAGATTGCAGCATCTGAAATTGGTGTTGCTGCCGGCCGTCAAGGCATTAACATTGGTGTACCGGTTGCTGAACAACTTGCAGCACAAGGTATTACCCAAGCTGAAGCACAGCGTGGCTACGCCACTATTGCCGACATACTACCTACTGCAGAGAAACTATCTGATATCTATGCAGGCATGGAAGAAGGATATGGCCTTGCTGAAGCAGAACAAGAAGTGTTCAATACACTCGCATCCGCACAGCGTAAGCGTCAACGCTTAACGCAAAGAGAAGTTGCAGCTTTTAGTGGAACATCTGGCCTAAGCCGTGCTTCACTAACAAGTGAGACAGGCGGACAATTCTAGAATCCTGAGCGGACCCATCGGCCCCGCCAGCGTATAAGACCGAGAGTAGGAGCCAGCCCATTTCCCCGAATGGTAACTGTGGCCTACGAACTAACAACGAATAGAAGGGTGGGTTGCTATGAGCAACAACTACTGGGATGAAGAAGACGATGACCTGGATACAGAGCCTCAGCTTGAAGGCAACGACTTACTCAAGAAATTGAGGAAGGCTAAGAGAGCTGATGAAAAGCGTATCAAGGAACTTACTGAGCAACTTGAGTCACTATCC